AACCCGCCACACCGGATGTGTAAACCATGATGGCTTCGGCTCCGATAAAACAAGCCAGTACGGGACGCGCATTGCCTTGCAGACCCACTTAGGCTCCAGTTTGGTCATGCGCTTCCGTCTCCTGCCTCGAGGGCGTTGCTGGCTCGTTCCTTCGCCCATTGGGGAAAGCTCGCCCACTGATTGGAAGAAGATTTGTCGGGACCACGGTCGCGGATTTCCTCCAGCGCCTCCAGCAACTCTCGCTCTCGCGCTTCGAGTGCTGCGCACCTAGTTTCTGAGTCCAGAAACTTTGTCAGCATCGCATCAATGTCCTCATTCTTCTGGTCACGCTGACGCCGAAGATCGTCCCGCTCCTGTTCGGCGGCAACTGCACGCTCTAGCCTCGCCTCTGCCCGCGCTATTTCGCTCTCCAACCGGGCTTCTAGCTTCTCCCGCTCCTGTTCAGCCTTGGCGAGGGCGGCTACTACCTCCCGAATTGCAGTCGCGTGCTTGACGGGTGGTGCGCCTCGGTAGGCATTCTCGTCCAGATCGTCGGCCACCTTGAGAGCCAGCCTCCGCGCTTCCGCTTCCTGCTCAGGCATCTAATCTCCTCTCCATTATGTACTCATCCCAACGACAAGGCCCATGACGTATCCGAGCACCAGGCCGATCCAGAAGACAGCCCAGGCCACGCGTTTAGGAACGAGATCAGTCATGGATGATTCGGGATTGCAGCCCGACCCTGCCTGAGGAGTGAACGGATCGCGTCTGTCGCTTGCGTCACGAGGATCTCTTCCAGGAAGTCGCCCTCTTCCATCCCGCGCCCGTCTGGGTCGATGAGCGGAGAGATGTTGAGGGAGACCCACAAGGTTGTCCCTCTGTGTGCGCCTCGTGTCGCATCCCTAGTGATCCGCGCTCGTGCCTTGAGGTCATACCTCAGACGGCGATGCTCGTAGTCAGGGATCCCGAGGCTAGGGAGCGAAAGATCATGGCGTTGACGGTAGAGATATGCCTCATCTGATCGTCCATCCTCTTGTGGAAGTAGTTTGTGGGTCTCTTCGGGTATGTCGGCACCTCCTCATGTGGCTCAAGTTGTAGCCTCGCCATGCCATAGACGAAAGGCTTGGCGCTGTCTGTGGAACGAATCCACGGGTAGGTCTTTGCGTACCGTTCGAGGTACCAGAGATTCCTTCCCCACCCGAGCAAGTGGACCTGGAACTTGATGTCTGACGTGAGGCGCATCTCAGACAGAATGTCGAGGAGAGGGCACAGGCCTTCCTTTGGCCACCATGCCTCGTAGTCCTTCGACACGCCGACAACAAGAGACGTCCGGTACTTGTTTCTCTGCGTGACGTACATGTGCATCCGGATGAGATTCTGGAGACACATCTCCCAGTCGCCCTTGTTCCGTGCCTGAGGGACGTACATGAGTGCCGGATTGAGACGACGGAGGATCCTGTCTTTCTTCTCGAACCAGTACTCAAGTGCCTCGAGGCTGCGCTCGATCGTAGCCTCTGAATCCTCGAGGACATCCGGGACGACGACCTCTTGGGCGTTCATCGCTGCTGCGTTGTAGATAAGCGCCTCAGGATCGTTCCCTTGTCCGAACTCATGCGCTGAGTTGTCGAGGATCAGGTACGCGCCTTCCTGCCTCTGCTTTGCGTAGTGAGAGAAGTACTGAGGTTCCCTGAGCAAGTGGGACAGGAGCAGATGGAACTTGCCCGTGACCCCAAACTGCCTGAGACCCGAGATCGGTGGAATGAGCGCTGCTTTCACGTCCATCCTCCACAGTTCTTGCACTTGCTGAAAGTGTGCCCTGTGTAGAACTCACAGCGACAGTGGCGGAAGTTCAACAGCCATCTGAGGAAGTTCATCTGTGCCAGACCTCGATACCTTCGGTGGGAATGACCCCTGCTCGTAGCACTTTGCCGATCTCCTTCTGTAGTTGGGGAATGCAGGTCTTGATCCGGAAGTACTTCGCCCACGCGTGAAACCTGTCCAGGATCGCCAGGTTCGTTTGCAGATCGACCTCACTCAGATCGACGTTGAGGAACTCACACTGTGGTGTGGGCTTCATGGCCCACGCACGACCGAACGGCTTCTTGAGAACGTAGGTCGTCCCTGGCCTCATCTGAATGAACTGCAACTGGGGAGCAGAGATGCAAGCAAGAGGAGGTCGAGGCCAACGAGAGCAACCAAGGCCACCGTCCGGACGAATAGCCGTGAGGAAGTCACAGAGCGGATTCTGGTTCTGGTCATTCGTTAGAACTCCTCTGCGCCTTCCGTTGACATTGACAAATCTCCAGTCGAACCCATCCTCCTCTTCTAGCATCTCTGACGGGATGTAGTCGAGGGTGAACTTCTGGCAGCACGCGGTGCAGCCTGCGACACACACGAACTTACGGAACACAGTGGGAGAGAGAACGACACGCTCGACGTCTGCGCCCACGAGACGTTCTTTCCGACGCCCAGACTGGTACCGTACCTCGTCGGGCGAGAGCATCGAGATCTGCCCGAGGACCTTCTCCACACTGTCTGCGTGACCTACGGAGTTAGTGCGAGACAGTTCCTGCTTCCTCAGCTTTGTTACTTCCTGCTGCCTCTTCAACTTGGATGAGTCGGTCAAGGTACCACCTCGCTTTCTTCAGATCTTGAAGGCCGTCCTTGTGTCTCCAACGGAGGAGATACTTGATGGCGTTGCCTTCGTGGTATCCGAGATCGAAGCCTTCGATGAGGTCGATGACTTCGATGGGTCCGTAGGTGTAGTGACTCGGATGGTTGACGGGGTCGTGTTCGAGGCTCACTCAGGCACCGCGAACCCTGGATCAGGCATCCGTTCGAGTTGGTCCTGGAGGTTGTCCTTGACCTGCTTGAGGAAGCCGAGGATGTACGTCGTCTCTTCGTGCGGATCGAGAATCACGAGCTGGTAGTGACGGACGATCTTGTCCTCGTCAACGACAGCCTGAAACTGCACGTTGCATCCTCTGAGCATGACCTGCCGTTGGGTATGCGCCTGAGGCATGGCCTGTGGCGACAGGTCGAGGCCTCCGTGCAGGTCTGGCGGCAATTGCGGTGGGATGTGGTTCACGCTGGGGTCCTTTCGTACGGGATCGGGTCTTTGAGGCCGGCCTGGTCGAATGCCTCGAGACGAGAGACACAAGTCGGACACGTCCCACAAGCGAACTCCCGCCCCTCGTAGCACGACCAGGTCAGGTCGAACGGTACGCGGAGCAACGTACCCAGTGCAACAATCTCCGCTTTCGTCAGGTAGACGAACGGTGCCTGGAGACGGACCTCGTGATACGTCCCGACGTAGATGGCGTTCTGCATCGCCCCGACGAACTCAGGCGTGCAATCTGGGTAGGCCCAGTTGTGCCCGTCGTCGGCGTGAACTGCTGTGTGAAGCGTGTCTGCCCCCAGGTCGAGTGCGTAGGCTGCAGCGAGGGAGAGGAATGTGCCGTTCCGGAACGGGACGTAGGTCGGTGACGGACCTTCGGCAGCCTGCAGTTCCTCATACGACATCTGAGGCATGGCCTTATCCGTCATAAGCACAGAACCTGCGCGAGGAAGAGCCACATCAATAACCTCGTGGGGGAGGTCGTAGTGCGCACAGAGGTCACTTGCAGCGTGGATCTCTTTCTCGTGACGTTGCCCGTACCTGAATGAAATAGCGTTGACCGTGTCGTCACCTGCGCCAGACTGCAGCACACGTCCGAGCAGGGTCGCGCTGTCCATGCCCCCTGAGAGGAGGACGACGCTACGCATCTTTCTTCTCCCTCATTGCTGACTTCTCCTTCTTCTTCTCTTTCTTCTTCCGCTTCTTCTCTTCCTTCTCGACGTCTTCGTCGCTGAACTGCTGCAGAGCCTCACCAAAGATCTCGCTGAGGTTCTGAATCGTCACCGGTGTCTGGTCACGATCCGGTTGCCCGACTCCGAGATCCTGCAGGCGTCGCAGGACCAATCCACAGAGTGCTGATACTTCGCTCATCCGTGCCTCCTTTGCATTGACAACAGCGTGAGAAACTCTTCTTTCGAGCCTTCGCTCGGTTCTGCGAAGACGCCAGTGATTGCCTCCGTTGTCGTTCTCGTGCCTGGCGACTGAACTCCCCTCATCGTCATACAGAGATGCTCAGCCTCGATGCACACGATAGTGCCCCTGGGCTTGACTGACCCGTCCACGTAGTCGCAGATCTCACGCGTGAGGCGCTCTTGAATCTGCAGACGCTTAGCGAAGTGGTCAGTGATCCTCTTCAACTTCGAGAGACCTAGGACGTGCTCCCGCGGGATGTACCCGATATGTGCGAATCCGACGAATGGGAGCATGTGGTGCTCACACAGAGAGTAGAGAGGAATGTTCCACTGGCAGACCATCTGGTCAGCACCTTCGGCGTCGAACACTGCGATCTCTGACTCAATGTCGTTGCGGTACCCTGAAGTCAACTCCCACAGCGACTTCGCTACGCGGAAGGGAGTCTTCCTGAGACCGTCTCTGTCGGGATCTTCAACGCCGAGTTGGTCGATGATGTTGTAGACCGCAAAGGTAATGGCGCTCAGGTCTGCGTTCGCTATCTCATCGCCCACGTTCATTCCCCCAAGCGAGGACGTGCATCTGAGGAGTCACGCGGACTTCACGCATGCTCAGATCGTTCGATACCTTCTCCATAAGCCACCTCATCTTCTCGAGGACAGTGTCCCTTGTCTGGATGATCTGACCCGGGCCGACGTTCATCGGGTGCGGGTTCCCCACAGTAGGGAGGGAGGGATCTTCGTTGCCGACTGACACGAACATCTGGAGGTTGTCGAACTCCTTGTGCATCCTCCGAGCGTACTCGTAGTCGGCATCATCGAAGACCACGATCTTGAGATAGCACTGTGTGTACGGGTTGTAGAGGTTCTCCCAGTGCTGGTCGAAGAAGTGGTGCAACACCGCCGGCGTCGTTTCGTTGCCTGACGACGGAGGCTTAGGTGAGACGCAGAGATCGTCCACCATCGTCAACCACTGTTTCCAGACCGTGCCTTGCGTCTCCACCATCGTTGAGTACCCAGCGGAGAAGAGTTCCGCGAGGAGGACTTTCAGATCGAGGAGTGCAGGGTTGCCTCCGGACAGCACGACCCAACGAGGCTTCGACGGCAATTGAGCCAGTGCAGACATAATGTCGTGCTCTGACAACTGCGGCAACTGCGCTACCTCTTCGGGCAGGACAGAGAAGGGCGTGTCGCACCACGTACATCTGTAGTCGCACCCTCCGAAACGCACGAAGTAGCACGGGATGCCGATCCGTCGTCCTTCGCCCTGGATCGTAGGCCCGAAGATCTCTGAGACCCTAAACCTTTTCGCTTGCACCGAGTTCCCCTCTCAGGTAGAACATGGCCTCTGCCCACGCGTTCGGCGTCTCCCACAGACGCACCTTGCACCAGTCAAGGTCGAACGCAAGACAGATCCTTTGAGACAGATCCATGCTCATGTTCTCTGCTGTCGGGTTGAAGGGGAGACGGACGATGCCTTCCTCGTCCTCACGCAACCGCCACCACTGCTCGACAGTGATGTCCAGGTCTGGAGGCACGCCAAGAGAGAAGGTCAGGGGATCCTCTTGCCAGAGGAGCATACGGTGATCCCACTCGTTGACGAGGTCCTTGACGTCTCCGAAGTCAACGACGAACCCTGGGTCCCGTAGCGTGCCACGACCACACTCGATCCGTGCCCGATACGTGTGTCCGTGAAGACGAGCACACTTCCCTTTGTGTCCGACGATCCTGTGCCCTGCGTCGAACGTCATCTCAATCTGAATCATCGTGCCCTCAGATTGTCGATGAGGCCCTGGTACGACCTGTAGATCTGAGCGCGCTTGTCCTGGTACTCAATCGCCAGTTCACCGAGTTTTCGGTCACGTTCGACCTTCAGCCTCTGAATGTTCAGGCGACGCTTCTTCTGCTTCGCGCTCTCTGCTTCCTTCTGCTTGGTGCGTTCTTCTGTCTTTGTCATGCGACACTCCGGATCGAGATTCCTCCGCGTGACTTCTGCGTGAGGACTACCTGCACCTTGTCTTCGTCTTCCTCGCCGATCACTTCCATGATCTGGTCACGGATGTAGACAGCGAGTGTTTCCCCGAATAGACCCATAGTCGGTGCTGAGAATTGGCGCAGCCAGATCTTGAGTGACTTCGACTCGATGCACTTCTCAGGCTCACGGAGGGCAATTGAGCAGGTATAGAAGTCAGGCTGCCCAGTGATCGGGCAGTTGCCTACGAGTTCATCTGAGTTGTACTCGACAAACGAGCACCCTGGATTGGGGAACGTCTCAAGGCCGACGTAGGAATCGGACCCGGATTGACCGAGCGCCCTGAATGACGGACGCTCGGTCGTATCCGATGAGTCGAGAAAGCGTCCCGCGTGGGGATCTTGACTCACTTGAACTTCTTTCCTCCGGTCGTCTTCTTGCCGGCGGGGGCCTTCTTGCCCTTGGCTGCCGGCTTGTCGTCGTTGCTCCGCAGCATGGACGGATTGTTCTGCGTCCGTCCTTCCCACGTGCGAGGCTTGTCCATGACGACGACGCACGGGAGGCCGACGAGCTCGGGCTGAGTGACGACAGGCGGCTCTGCCTCGTCGTCGTACTCGATCTCGAGCTCCTCCTCTTCCTGCGCGATGCCGAGAGCGACGAAGTCGTTCTGCATCCGGAAGAGTGCCTTCGGTGACAGCGACCAGATGAGCCAGACCTTGCGGCCCTCGAACCCGGGCTCATCGATGGTCAGCTCAGCATTGAGGTACGGGTACTTGTCTTCGACTTCCTGCTCCACGTAGGTCACGTTGGTGATCGTCGCGGAGTACTCCCCCTTGTCGAGCGGTTCGATGGTCTCGATTTCGGAGAAGTCAACGGTTACTCTTGGCACTACTAACCTCCTCACTAATAGTTGAACGCATCCAGGATCGCAGTGATGGTGGGATCCTCGATCTCATCTGGAACTTGAACCCCCCAGCCTGCACGTGCACCAATCCGGATGCGCGGGTACGCCTCTGGATTGAGAAGGAGGACACGCTTGCCGCGCTCCTCACCCTCCTCCATCGTGAGGTAACCAACCAGGGTCATCAACCCAGGGATCTCGGTTGACGCCTTGCCGGCCATGGATGGCATCTTGACCATCCCCTCCTTCGTCACGATCTCTTCCTTTGAGTGAGCCGTGAAGAAGGCATGGATCGGCAGATCACGGAACGCACGGACGAGGCGCCGCAACTGCACGAGCGCCGTTCCGTAGTCACCCTGCTGAATCAGATCTGTGTTCTCTCCTTTCTGTTCTCGCTTGTCCTTCTCTTCATCGAGGATGTTGAGCAGAGAGAAGATGTGGGTCTCGGCAATCGAATCGATTCCGGTTGACTTGAACCCTTCATCGTTCTCTTCTATCCGGGCGTAGGCCTCGTTGAAGTCGTCCCAGGTCTTGACAGGGATGTGGACAAGATCTGTCCCGAACCCTGGCATATCCTCCAGGACGTCGAGTACGCCACCCTCGAAGTCGATCAGTGCCATTGGCGCCGTGCGTTCATCGAACGCCGCGGTACCAAGCAGATGAGTCTTGCCGATCTTGTACGGACCAAAGAACAGCCCGTTCATCCGCTTTTGGCGGACAGGCTTATTCCTCGCCTTCGCCACCGAACATCTCCTCGTGGAAGTGGGCATCCGCGTAGAGGATTGCGCCCTTCTCCATGCAACCCTTGCCGAACGCTCTGCGGTACGCCCGCTTCCAGGACTCGGGGGAGTCCTCGTAGTCCGCCGGAATCTCGATTGTCTCATCAATGAGGTCAGGGTTCGATCTCATCTGAGCTGGTGTCGGCTTCTTTTGCGCCGTCGTCTCTTTCTTCTTTGGTGGCACCTACACTCCTTTCCAGTTACTGGACAGTATCTTCTTCGGGATCTCGACACGTGGTGCTTCCTCAACATACATATCCTGGATGACGTAGTCGACGTTCGACTGCTCCTCCATTGCCTGGCAGATTGGAAGCACCGAGCAACCTGGGCAGGTCATCTGTGACGGGTTCGGGTAGGCCCATGCCTTCGGGTCCTTCTCTGTTGCGTTCATCTGGATGTACTCGTGGAAGAGTCTCCACTCGAACGACTCCAGTTCTTCGATGTTCTTCTGCAATCCGTCACGCACGAAGAACTGATTCCACTTTTTCTTCTCTAGGTAATCGAGGATGTCCTCGTAGTCGCCCCACTGTCGGATCCCGCAGTCCTTGAGTGCCTGGACATAGAGGTCGTAGGTCGTGCGTTGAGCCTTGTCCTTCGACGGCGTACCGTCCTTGAGAATTTTTGGAGGGTGAGGGGGTTCCTTTATCAGTGCGTTGTAGATAGCACCGCGTGGCACGTCACCACTTAGACGATACCACAGATACGCCAGGCCAGTCAACTGGTCGTCAACATCGAGTGCCCGGGCGTCGTACGCAGATGCCGCCGTCTTGTGGTCTACGATCCAGATGCCGTTCTTCTTCCTGACGATGAGATCGGGCCGTCCGGAGAGAAGAGGGAGTCCGTCGATCTGCTCTCCACTCGGCGTGAGAATGTCAACGTACAGACGTGTCTCTACGTTCACAACCTCAATGATCTCATCCCACTGAAACTCCGACTGCCTGTCGTAGATGTCGTAGTAGCGGAGCATCGTCTCACCCTTTTCCTTGTAGGTGAGCCACTCATCTCCGATGCCCATTGAGTAGAACGGACCGTAGGTATCTTGCAGACGACTCTGCTCGATCTTCCACTGTTTCGTGAACCCTTGAAGTGCCCGGGACACCTTGCGGGCATTCGCCTTGTAGTAATACTCCAGGCCCTTGTGGATCGCCTCGCCGAAAATTAGAGCCCAGGGGACCTGGTTCTTGTGGCGGAGATTCTGGATGTCCTGGAGGTGCCAACGGCGACGACACGAGCGGAATCCGCCCCGCTCAGTTATCGTCGTGTGGAATCGTTCGTTCATGTGTTCCCAACGTTAGCACGTATGTTACTTCTTTTCAACTCAACCTCGAGGAACCACCACCCCATCCGAATGGCGTCCTGTACGTGACGAGACATCTTGCGGCCAGGGAACCTGACGCCACCCCACCACGAGTTTTTCCACCGGGCGGGGTCTATCTCTATCAGGTCGCTGCCAACGATGAGGCGGACCTGTGAGACCACGTGGTCGAGTTTCTCACCGAGGGGGCCTCGAATTATGACCGGGGTTTCAGCTAGAACGTGGGTGGGGGTATACGCGGAGAGGAGAAGTTTCAGTGACCTTTCCTGGTCACGCCAGTCATACTTCCCTTTGAAGATGACCTTGCCGTTGTTGTTGAGGACTGCGTACCCTGTCGTGAGGCCGAGGTCAAGCGTCAGTAGCTGAGATTTTTGCTTGGGCAACTGCACTCACCTCCCACAGTGTCATCTTGGCTCCCATCGCAGTGGCGGCGTGCCGGCCCTCCAACTCAGTGATCTCGTACTCGTCGTCGCCGAAGTAGAGACCGAAGTAGTTGTGCAGCATATTTAGAGCCTCGTCTTGCGAAGACGCCCAAACCGTGCTGTTTGCTGTTGCCAGAATTCCCTCTTTGGTCATGTCTCCATCCTCTCTCCTTTATGAAATCCAACTGTTCGTCGTCGCCCACTAGACCTCTCTCCTTCTAATGCGGACTAGACCTCTCTCCTTCTAATGCGGGGTTTCTAGCCACAGGGTTACGTTGCCCTCGTGGTCTGTGTGACTCTTCAGCCTGTACCCGTCAGGGTGAACCCTCTCAGCTTGCTCTTTGGTGAGCGTCACCCTTTTGGTCTCTTGTGCGTCGATGATGGCGATGATGAGGGCAGTCAACTGCCTGTTCTCAGAGAGCAGTTTGATCTTGTCCACGAGATCCATGGAGCACCTCCTGTGCGAACTTGAGAACGTCGGCGAGGAACGCCGGCCAAGCCTCGCCTGACGTCCCTCCTCTGTATAGGACATACGCAGGGTGGTACGTGACGAGAACATATCGCTCGGCGTCTGAATCGAGGCGATGCCATTCCTCCCGCAGACGAGACACGCCTGTCTCGCCCAATAGCGCTTGCGCTGCTACGTTCCCGAGCGCGAGTAATGCAGTAGGATTCACTGCCTCGATCTCACGCGTTAGATAGGCGCTCACGCAGGCGTCTATCTCCATCTCGTCGGGATTGTCGTTGTTCTGCGGACGGCACTTGACTGCGTTCGTCACGAACAGTTCTCTGCGTGCCCTCCCAAGGACAAACTTACTGTCTGGGTAAAACGCCATGTGGAGGGCGCGATCCAGGAGACGTCCTGCGCGGCCAATAAAGGGGACACCGAGCTCGTCCTCGTTGCGCCCAGGGGCCTCTCCAACGATCATGGTACGCAGTCGAGTCGACTGTCCAGATGCTTCGACGCACACAGTCTTCGCTCGCTCGTGAAGAGGGCAAAGGGTGCAGGAGTGGTCGTAGAGGCTAGACATCTGTGGCGCCGGGGGCACGACGAAGAACCCTAAGCGCACGTCCGGCACGCGGGAGTGCGCTGGTACTCCGGCGCCACATCTTGAATGTTAGTACGGACACTGCGAGAGTGCGCTCTCAACCTCAGAACGCAGTTCATCTCTCCACTCGTCCTTGGACCTGTCGTCCTGCACGTACTCAGTGACGTCTACGCGTTCGATCTCGTCCGCGTACCCGTCGAGTTCAGAGGCACGCTCGGCGTTCTCACCCTCACCACCGAAGTGTTCGGCAGCCTCCTCATACTCAGAGACGACCTGACGAATCTCCTCCACTGCTGTCTCGAGGGCGCTACGCAGATCGTCCTCCTCGAAGTCAGTTGCAAGCAAGTCCTCGACGGCCTCAGTCGCTGCGTACACCTGCGCCATCTTTGACTGCGTGAGTTCAGACTGGCGTGGCATCCCGCAGGACACGTGCCGGCGATTCGTCCCGCCGTAGCGGAAACTCCACTCGTACCGCTCCTGCCCTGGAAGGATGTCCTCTTGACACTTCGAGCACTGGTAGTGCCCTTGGTCGGCGTGCTTCGTGCGGGCACGCGTCTTGTAGGTGTAAACCCTAGGCAATCTTGCTCACCTCCTGGACCTCACCAAGCCACATGAGTGCGGGATCCCATTCCTCAGTTCCAACTGTGAGCCTGTCGTAGGCCTCGTTCGTGATCCCCATCTCATGGTCAGGGTCGTACGAGGGGTCCCCCTCATCGACCTCGATGATGATCTGGATCCTAGCCATACACTCTCTCCTTCCTTCGCTTGACTTTGACCACGGGGGCGGTCACGATTCCTTCGACCCAGTTGTCGTCTCGCTTGTGCGTCTCGTCTGCACCAGCACGACGCAAGCGCTTACGCGCTGCGTTGACGGAAACGGTTCCTGCACCAGTGAACACAACCGCGGTCCCGTGCTGCCTTAGAACGTCAGACAACGTGCGAGACGACGGCATGAAATGCTCCATGAGCGCGTGAGACAGAGGGGACCCGAAGAACTCGTTCTGGTGCTGCTCCGTGTAGAGCTTGTTCCACGCGTTCAGTGCGTACTGCGGCACCATGTGCTCGATGGTGATGAGCTCGCCTGCTGACTCCGAGAAGTAGTAGGTGCCCTGTCCGAAGTAATCTTCCGCTACTTCAGCCGCCTCTCTTATTCTGAGGAACTCAGGCATTCGGATCAATCCCGTACTCATCGAACGCCTGCAGGATCGCTGACTCTAGAGCAGCGTCGAAGTCATCTCCTACGACGCCAGGCTCAACCGATCCTGTCTTGAAGACATCCCACACGTCCTTCTCCGTGACGTTGTGTCCGTCACGAGTAAGTGTCCTCACAATCCTCTCTACCTGGTGGTCGTTCATACGTGCCTCCGATCTGTTCGTCGTAGTTGTGAGCGGGCCAATCGCTCCGGAGCATGATCGACCCGCTCACCGTTCCATTATACCGTCCTAACACACGATAGCAAGGTGTTTGTTAGATATCAACCGCCCTGTATCGTGTCGAGCAACTTGACCATCTGCTTCTGATTGTCCACGACGTCCCCGAGGACCGTAACCGTCTGCGACTGCGTACCCGTTAGCCGCACTATCCGGTTCTCCTGCCTCGTGACCTGGTCACGCAGGATCTGAATCTGCTCTGCGTTGTCGTCGCGGAAGTAGGAGACACCGAGGAACACACTCGCTCCCGCTGCCCAGAGGAAGAGGAAGACGATCAGATAAGTCCACAGTACCGGGCGGTAAGTGGCCATGGGTAGAACCCCCTCCCACCTGTTGTCCTCGCATGCTCCGCTACCCACATCTGCTCCATCGGGTTCCAGTGGTCAGCGGTTCCCTTGAACTGCAGAAGCCTCCAACCGTACGCACGTTGGAAGGAGATGTCCATCTGTAACCCTCCGTAGTATGGAGAGTTCGGATCGTTCCATGCCCCTTCGTGAGAGTGGATGCACATCCAGTTTCCGTACGTCGAAGGCTTGTTCCAATGTCTCCACGTGCCTGCGTACTTTCTCTGGGGGTAGGGGATGCACCTCGAGAACTTTGCCCTCTGTTTGACAAGACGCTGCTTCCAGAAGTTCAGGTTCCAGTCGTACGAGTTGACCTCAGCTGCTGTCTTGTGAGGCTGCACGGGGTACCTGCACCTGTTGTCCCGCGCCTTGTTGACATTCACCACGACCGCCGAGCGTGCTTCTCGGAACTCTGCTCGGGTCATGCCTTGAGCTGTCTCGACACCGCCGAGCAAGCCCACGATCACAGCGAACAGTGCCGTGACTCGCATAGAGCACGCACCTCCTGTCGTTGTTGACCGTCACATGAGTAGCACGCCTAGTACTGCCTGTCAAACGGCATCCTAGAACGCGTTGAGCGTGCGTCTAACGAACGGAATCGACCAAGTAGGTCGGATCATAGGCCCGAACGTTCTCGACCGCGTCTGCGTACGCTGCTCGACGCGTGCCGCCTGTCCCGATGATACGCCTAGGCACTTGCGTATCAGGAGGCCCAGACTCACGGAAGACACCATAGACGAACAGCTCCCCTTCACGCGTGAAGAACTGTCTCGGTTCGTTCGTTGCCGTGACGAGATCAGGAAGGACCTTCCATCTGTAGAGACTCATACTACCCTATCCTCTCCGAGCGACCTCAGGATGCCTGCGAGACCCGCTCCGGTCAGTGAAGCCATTGCCGGCAGTTTGCCAGCAAGGTTCAGTTCAACGAAATCATCCACTGTCCCTCGACAACGTGGATTGAGGACCAGAGGTGAATGAGTGAGACCGTTTCGACGCACTCGATGTAGCATCTGAAACCAAGCATCACTGTCCCATGTCTTGTCGTAGGTGATAACCGTACGAGTATTGACCAATGTATGGCCGTATTTCCCCACTTGTATCCCAAGAATGAGGACATCAATTTTCCCGGCCTTATAGTCCTCGATCGTCTGATCTGCACCCCGGGTACCGCCATAGACGAGAGCAACTCGCCTTCCGAAGAGTGCGGAGTCCTTTTTCTTTGTTCTCTTAGTGAGGCGGTCGTGTAGTGCCTTAGCCCCCGG